GAAGCAGTTCGTTGGACACGATTATCGGCTTACTGGAGTATTTGAACGCCTTGAAAATGACCGAACCGAAGGTCGGATCAACCGAGGCTCCGAACGTCGTCGCTTCGGCCAAGATCGCGCCCTTGTTGCCGGTATCGTTCATCGTCGGCCAGGGCAGATCGCCGTAACCATCGGTGCGCATAACATCGGCGACTTGCCGGACGCCGCCAAACTGGAGCAACGCCTGCTCAAGCGAAGAAACAAACCCCTCTGGCACCGTGTAACCGCCCGAGCCCGCGGTTAGGCTCATGTCGCGAAATTCCCGTTTCACCGCCCGGTAGTCCTTGGCGATCGGAATTTCGATTTCCCGGCTATGCACATCGAAGCCGAAAAACTTGCAAGCCTCTTTGTGCTCATCGGTGATCTTCGCGCCTGGTTGCATGGCGCGCAGCCAACCTTGCAGAGCACAGGAGGTGCGCCGTTCCAGCTCCTCGCGGGTTACGCGCCGCTCGCCGCCCACCGGATAACGGAAACTTTCTAATTTCTCGCCGGGACTCTTGCTCTGGCGCTGTTCGTCGAGCGATGCCGCCAGTTTTGCCTCTTCGGCGCGCAGTTTTTCCTCGCGGTCGATAGCGACTTCGAGCTGGCGAATGTCGGATTCCATCTTGGCGTACATCTCGCGCTCTTCGGCGGTCTCTTCCTTGCGCTCGATAACTCCGTCATGGTGCTTGCGCATCGCCTCAACGATTCTCATGCGGTCCTGACGTAGTTCGTTCACGTTAAGTGCCATAAATATCTCCTTTTCCGTTGCTTAGACCGCTTTGCGGCGGGCATTTCGGTAAATTTCATCCAATGTGGGCAGTTTTGACGGCGATCGGCGCCGATCGAGAAATTCCTGTCTCTGTCGCATCATCGCATCGAAATCCTCGCGTTTTTTTTCTGCCGCGAGTTCTTGAGTGATAATGGCATCCACGCGCTGCTCGTCTATTTTCATGGCGAGATTCATGGCGAGATTCCGATCAGCAGCGCCGACCTCGGCCATGCGCTGCTCGAAATAGCTGCGCGCGTTAAGATCTGTTGACGGATAGGCGGGAAAACTGACTGCGGAGACATCATAAAGCGTTACTTTCGCTATTGAACGGATCATTTCGTTGCCTTCGCGATACCATCGCTCGTCGGTTTCGCGATCCTTGATAGCAAAAGCGAAACTCATCTCGGACAGGTCGCCGCGCTTCACCTTAGGGATTAACCGCGCCACGTCGGGGTCTGTAGGATCGAGCGAAGCGCGAAAAGCTAAACCTTTTGTGTCCTCGGTGAGTTTTAAAGTGCCGGATCGAGTCCTGGCGAGAGGTAAACCGCGATGATTGACCAGAAAACGCACGTCATCGGTCGTGACAGCGGTCGCAAATGCGCCCGGTCTGATGATTTCCCGAAATCCTAGATCGTGGCTTTTGACATTGAAAACGGCGGCATGTCCTTCGAGGACTTGCGCGCCGTCATCGGTAAACCGAAGTTCAGTGAGAGGAAAACTGCGGATTTCACGATCCATATTGGGGTCGAGAATAGACCCCGAGTATGGATCGCACAATAATTAATGGCATTCGCTGTCGGTTACTGTCGCACTAAAATATCCCTGCCCTACCAAGCCGTGCCCAGGCCTGCCTTGCCGAGCTATATCTCGCCGCGCCCGGCCGCGCATGCCCTGCCGTAAAATTATCGCGCCCGTAGGCTGGAGCGACAACTCCCTCGATCTGGCGACCGAGTGCCTACGAGCGCGACCTGAAAAAACTTTGTTTGGTTGTGATGTTTGTCGCCATCGCAGAAAAACCTAACTCATCTCAAAAATATTATCAACCGCTATTTTTCATTTTGAAGCCGCTTTTCGCTTTTTTTTAGCCGATCAAGTTCCTCGGCGGCGATTCTGCGAGCGTCACGAATCTTAAACGCATGGAGTTCGCCGCTCTTTATCGCGCGCTCTATCGTCCGACGCGACACGCTGAAAAACTCAGCGACCTCTTGGATGTTGTAGCTCTGCTTCATCACCCTGCAAGCTGTTTTAGCTGCTCAATCTTCGGTCCAACGATGACCCGATGGACTTTTTCACCAAAAGGAAAGATATAAACGTAGCGATGGTTTGCCAGGCGGTCCAGAACATACTTGCCGGGATCACGGCTTGCCGACCCCGGCCATGCCTCCCAACAAACCAGGATCGCGCCGATCTTACGGTCCTTCTGCATGGCAAATATAAGCCCCAGCTTATCCGGCCGGTGCTGATCGAGGCCAAAATAGCCCTTCAGCCACAAGCAAGTGAAGTCGTGGCAGCTCCGCGGCCGGTCTGCGTATATTCCGCACCCCTCGGCGCACAGATTGGCGCATGGCTCCCATAGCGGCTTGGACAGCTCATCAACGCCCAGCGCGGTGCAGCACGCCTTACAATCGCCGCACTGGCGCCCCTCTATGGCTTCGTGGAGGTATTTCAATGCCCTCGTCCGTTGAGTTCCATCGGTTCAACTTTACCGTTCGGCAAACCTAACCCCAACTCCGGCAGCTCCTCGCCGACTACCGCCATGTTCGCCGGCCGCCAGTATTCCTTGCCGTCACCGTCAGGAATACTGTTAAGATTCTCTTTTTCGCGGATCTCGTCAGCATTCATCCACCCATTTTGCCGCGCCAATTGGTACGCCTGGTACCGTGTCAGTGTGTCGGCGCGCAGGATCGCGTCGGCGAGAAACTCGGCGAAGTAAGTGCGCTGCTCGCTTTCCATGAACAGCGACAGGTTGACTCTCTGCTCCCAACATACCGCCCAGCAGCGGATGCAGTCGGTCCAAAAGTCCAGATTGGCCTGCTCGACACTGGAATGACTGACGGTGCCCGGCTTCATGATGCCGATCTTGTACGGCGGAACGCGATAAATGCCGGCAATGTCTTCCTTCTGGACTTGCCAGCCTTCGATAAACTGCGCATCGTTGGGCGGAATACCAACGTCGTGCCAGGTCATGCCTTCTTCGAGGATCAAGTAGCCGCGGCGGTTATCGCCGGTGGTGCGATCATTGATCGACTCGCGCAAGTTCTTGAGTGCTTCCGGCCCCAGTTTGCCGGGATGCTGCAAGGTGCCGCCGGGACGAGCGTCATTTAGGAAAAAACGCGCGCGATATTCCTGCGCCGCGTTGCACAGTCCCATGGACTCGCGCTGGAGAGTCACCGGCGAGTAGCCCATGATCCCATCGGACGCCAAGCCGCGCAGGTGCAGCACATCCTCTTGCGGAAACTGAAGTACCGGGCCGTCCGGCATGTTGTAAAAGTACCAAAGGCGGGCCGGCGTAACCAAGATCCGTATTCGATCGGGCCGCCACGGCCACAGATTGACGATTCTCCCGCCGCCGTCGTACTCGATCTGAGCGAAGGCGTTGCCCCACAGCAGTAAACAGGATTGCATCATCATCCGGAATTCCGCCGAGGTCATCATCGTGTTGGGCCGATCCTTCAAGATTCGAAACAGCGGATGCGCCGTCGCCCGCTCTTTGCCGCCGTCTAGGCGCCGGTAAGTGATGAACGGCAGAGACGCGATGGTCTCGGCGATCACCTTGATGCAGGCGTACACCGCAGAGATGTTCATCGCCGTGAACGGATTGATGTTCTGTCCAGAGACGGTCTGAATCCCGCCGCTGAATATCTGGCGCAGCGCGGGATCTTTGAGAGACAGTTGCTGCTCGGTTGAGCGTTTTTGCATCAGCGTAGTGAGTAGACTCATTTGGACCCCCACAGAATCAGAAAAATAAACAACGCCCCCGTTCCGATAAACGCCGCCGGCGGATAGACCACCCACAAACCGTAGGCGAACATGCCGACCGCAATGACAAACACAACGTCGCGGATATCGATCCATGAGCGCACGGTGTCGATGGCGGAGTCAATCCGCTCTTTGAGCGCGATCATACTACAAAACTTCTTTCTTCACACACTGAGCACTCCCCTGGTTTCGTACACGCTCGGCCCGCCGTCGACCTGGCGGATTGCCAGCGATAAAGCCATAATCATTGCCACGATGCCGTCAATGCGCTCTGTACTCTTACCCTTGTCGGGTTTTAGGTTGCCGGCCGGATCGGTCTTGACAACGACATTGTTAGCCATCCAACGAAGAACCGGATTGCCACCGTGGGCGATCTTGCGCCCCAGGATCATGTTTAACAATTCCTTGGTCGGTGGCGACATGCTCGCGAAGCCTTGCCCGAATTGAAACAAAAGCGGCTTGCCATAATTCACCGCGGTTTTCTCGTCTATGGTAAAACCGATTTCGTCACATAGATCTGTCACTATTTTCTGCGATCCCCAGCGATCGAAAGCTAAGCCGCGCAAATCAAAATCGACGCGGCATTTGCCGAGCCGGAGCATGATCCAGCGGTAATCGATTAAGTTGCCCGGTGTTGCCTCGATAAATCCCTGTCGCTGCCAAACATCGTAGGGTACGCGATCTCTTTTGACGCGGTCGTGCATACCGTCCTCGGGTATCCAAAAAAACGGCAAGACGGCAAACGGCTCGCCAGGGAATACTAGGACGCAAGCTGCAATATCGGTAGTCGACGCCAGATCGAGCCCAGCATAACAGCGCCGGCCTTTGAGCGCGTCGTAATCGACCGAGCCGACGCAGCCGTCCCATTCGGCGATCTGTAGCCAGCGGGTCTCCTGTTGCGTCCATTGGTTCAAGTGTAGTCGGCGAAAAGTGTTTTCATATGCTGGTGTTGCCTTGGCGCGCTCGCATTCGGAAGCAAGGTAATCGAGCTTGACCGAGACGCTTATGTTGGGATTGGCCTTGGCCCAGACAGCCGGATTGGTCCAGTCATCAGCTTCGGCCGTGTCGTAAATAACTGGTAAAAAAGCGGGATCGCTAACCGTGCCATCGATGACTTTCTTGGCGTACTCATGGACTTCCCAGCAAATGGATTTGCGATCATATCCGGCGGTAGTGAACATGATCAACAGCGGCTGGCGGCGGGCGCCTGTGGAGGTCTTGAGAACGTCGTAGAGGTCGCGGTTGGGCTGGGCGTGAAGCTCGTCGAAGAGGATACCATGGCTGTTCTTGCCGTGCTTCGATGGCGCGTCTGATGAGAGCACTTGATAAGCGGAAGATGTAGCACTGTAGACGATTGATTTGACAAACGGATCGCTGACATCATCCAGCTCGGGTTCCATCTCGACCATGCCCTTGGCGACGCCGAAGATGATCTTGGCCTGGTCGGTGTCGGCGGCGGCGGAGTAGACCTCGGCGCCGGGCTCGCCATCGGCAAATAGCAGATAAAGCGCAATCGCGGCGCCCCAAGTAGATTTACCGTTCTTGCGCGGCACCTCGATGTAGACCTCACGAATCACCCGCGTGCCATCGGGCCGCTTCCAGCCGAACACGCCCCTGGTGATTTGACGCTGCCAAGGCTGAAGCAGCAGCGGCTTGCCGGCGAGCTCGCCCTTGACGTGGTGGCAGCAGGTTTCGATGAACTCGACGGCGCGATCGCCAGCGGCGGCTTCAAATCGCGCTGCCTTGAAAGTCAGCGCCCACTTGGCGGCGTCTTTGACCGCGCCGGTCTTGGTACGCAGGAAGGAAATCATTTAACCACCGTGAGAAATCGGCCGGCTCCTTGAGGCTTGGCTGGCGGCATTATCTTAACCTGAGAGCGATCAGACGGCGTAAAGCCGAATTTTGCCGCTAATCTGCCACGCATGGCCACCGCGGCCTGCCAGGCTTTATAGATTCCCTTCATAATCGCAGCCTCATAACCTTGTCTTTTGATTTTGCGCCATAGATCAACGCTGGCCGAGT